AGGGAGGGTGCCGGTTTATGGTAACACTTGACGAAGCGAAAACCTACCTGCGGGTAGACAGCAGTGACGAGGATGCTTTAATCGGCATCCTCCTGGATACTGCCACAAAACTGTGTGTGGATGTGGCCCGACTGACTGAAACACAGTGGAGCGAGATATGCGGGGAGGAAGTGGAGGAGCCGGAGTACACGGATGAAACCAGAAAAGGCATCGCTGCCATTATGAAAGGCGCAGTGCTTTACTCCCTGGCTTATCTCTATGAACACAGGGAGGAGGCGGATCACCATGATCTGACGCTCACCCTGCGTTCGATCCTCTTTGCGGTGCGGGAAGGGGTGAATTTCTGATATGGATATCGGTAGGATGAACGAACGGATCACCGTCCAGAAAACCACGGTGGTGGTAGACAGTATCGGAAACCACCTGAACACCTGGGAGGATTATTATTCTTGCTCCACCTATGCCTCCACCTATGAGGCGGAGGAGAAGTCCGGCGAGGTGACGACGGAGGAGCGCACCATTACGTTCAGTGTCCGCTACTGCTCGGAGCTTAAGGATATCTCCTCCACGGGCTTCCGTGTCCTCTTTCACGGGGATGTGTATAACATCGCGTCCGTAGACATGATGAACTATGACAGGAAAGAGATCAAGCTGCTGTGCCGGAAGGAGGTAAGGTCATGAGCAGGACGGTGAGTATTGACGAGATGGCAGATGCCATCAACGAAGGGCTAAAGGAATATGCGGAGCTGGCGGCATCTGATATGAAGAAGGCCGTGAGAAAGTCCGCAAAGACTGTGAAAGAGCAGATTTCAGCAACGGCACCAAAGGACACCGGCCGGTACGCGGAGAGCTGGAAGGTCAAGACCACGGAGGAGTCCAGTGAAAAGCTGGTGCAGACGGTGTATTCGCCGACCAGATATATGCTGGCGCACCTATTAGAGAAAGGTCATGCCAAGCGAAACGGCGGCCGCGTATCCGCACAGCCGCATATCGCCGCTGCCGAGGAGACGGGAATCGAGCAGCTTGAACAGGAGATACAGAAAGCATTGGAGGGATAGCATTGAATGAAATCGTAAAAATTCTGACGGAGGCCGGCATCCCTTTCGCCTATGACCATTTTGGCGAGGGTGAAAGCCCTGACCCGCCTTTTATCTGCTACCTCCTGCCCAGGAGCGATAACTTCTCCGCAGATGGCATGGTGTATGACAAAATCAGTGAAGTGGATATCGAACTGTACACCGATTTTAAGGATCTGGAAACAGAACAGAAACTGGAGGATGCACTGGATGCCCAGGGCATTTTCTATGAAAAAACAGAAGTCTGGATTGAGAGCGAAAAGCTCTATGAAGTCCTGTACACATTTGAATTGGAGGTTTGATTTCTATGGGAAATAAAGTCAAGTACAACCTGAAAAATGTCCATGCCGCCAAGCTGACGGAAACCGAAACGGACGGCGTGACCAGTTTTTCCTATGCAGCGCCCAAGTCCATCCCCGGCGCGGTCAGCATCAGCCTGGATGCGGAGGGCGAATCCAGCCCGTTCTATGCGGACGGAATCGTGTATTTCCGCAGTGTGACGAACAACGGATACTCCGGCGATCTGGAGATTGCCCTGATTCCCGAATGGTTCCGCACGGAAATTCTGCAGGAAACGCTGGACGCCAACGGAGTGCTGGTAGAAAACAGCGATGTGGGCGAGAGCGTGAAGTTCGCGCTGCTGTTCGAGTTTGACGGCGATGTAAACGCTATCCGCCATGTACTGTATAACTGCACCGCCTCCCGTCCTTCTATCGAGTCCGAAACCAAGGAGGATACCATTGAGCCGGGTACCGAAACGCTGTCCATTACGGCAGACCCACGTTCGGACGGTCTGGTGAAAGCTCGTACCGGAGATACCACGGACAGCACGGAATACGCCAATTGGTACAAAGCGGTCTATACACCTGTGGAAACAGCGGCGGAATAAGGAGGGTAAATTATGCTTGAGAAAACCATCAATATCTGCGGCAAGGATGTGAAATTCCGCTCCTCCGCTACTATTCCCCGCCTGTACCGCATCAAGTTCGGGCGGGATATTTTTAAAGATCTGGCTAGGCTGGAACAGTCCTACAAGGAAAAGGGCGGCACGGACGGTTCCTCCATGGAGATCGAGGATCTGGAGATATTTGAGAACGTGGCCTATATCATGGCCTACCATGCCGACCATACCATCCCCAGCACCATCGACGACTGGCTCGACCAGTTTGAGATGTTCTCCATTTATGAGATCCTGCCGGAGATCCTGGAACTGTGGGGCAGCAACCTCCAGACGCAGGTGGCTTCTAAAAAAAACTGACCCGTACCAGCCGGGAAATGACCACGGCGCTGTTCCTGCTTCGATGCGTGGAGATCGGGATTTCCATTGCGGATCTCGATCTCCTCACCATTGGATTGGTACTGGAGATCTGGACCGAGAAAGGTAATGACAGCGTGGCGAACAAAGCATATGTAAGGATTGCCGGACAAAGGGAGTTCGATCAATTCTAAAAGATATTTTGGAAAACCTCGCCGTAAATTTCTTCTTACTGCTTGATATTTCGCATTCAAGGTGGTATAATAGAAGAAATTAAGGGAATACTATCCCCAAATATCTTTTGGAGGGCAGCCACATGAGTGTTGAAATCAAGCGAGATATCTATTTGGAACAGCTAATCCACCGCAGGAATAATGGGCTGATCAAGGTCATTACCGGAATTCGAAGATGCGGCAAGTCCTACCTGCTATGCACAATTTTCAAAAGCTACCTGCTCTCTCAGGGTGTTCCGGAAGATCATATCGTGGAAATGGCCTTTGACTTGTTTGAAAATATCGGCTACAGAGACCCCAAACTTTTCTTCTCATGGATAAACGCCCAGATCAAAGATGATGGGCCGTATTATATCCTACTGGATGAGGTTCAGCTACTCGGAGATTTTGTCAGTATTCTGAACAGCCTTGCGGCAAGGAAAAACTGCGATGTTTATGTCACAGGCAGCAACGCAAAATTTCTGTCAAAGGATATCGCAACTGAATTTGGGGGCAGAGGCGACGAGGTGCATATGTATCCGCTTTCCTTTGCGGAATTCATGACCGTTTACCCGGGGCATCCCTACGATGGCTTTGACGAGTATATGACTTACGGTGGCATCCCGATCGTTGTGCTGGCCGACACCCCGGAACAGAAAATGTCGCTTTTAAGTAATCTGTTCTCGGAGACCTATGTCAGTGACATTCGGAAGCGGTATCGGATCCGCAATAACGGTGAAATGGAAAATCTCCTGGATATCCTTGCCTCATCCATCGGCTCCCTGACAAATCCGAATAAGCTGCAAAATACCTTTCACACGGTGAAAAAATCAAAAATCACCGCTTCTACTGTCACAAAGTATCTGGAGTATTTGGAGGATTCTTTCCTGATCGAGCAGGCAAAGCGGTATGATATCAAGGGCAGAGCGTATATCGGCACACCCATGAAATATTATTTTATGGATCTGGGATTACGAAACGCACGGATCGGTTATCGGCAGATCGAAACCACCCATTCTATGGAAAATATCGTTTATAATGAGCTAAGGATGCGTGGGTACCAGGTTGATGTGGGCAATTTGAATATTGCGGAGCAAGGGAAAGATGGGAAACTCCAAAAAAAGCAGCTGGAGGTCGATTTTGTCTGTACCAAAGGGTCCGTAAAATATTATATTCAATCTGCATACAGAATGGAAACTGCAGAGAAAACCTCTCAGGAGATTCGGCCGCTCTTGAAAATAAACGATTCCTTCAAAAAAGTGGTCATTACCTTCCACACGCCAACCCCATATTACACCGAGGATGGCATTCTGGTGATGAGTATTTTCGACTTTTTACAAAATCGGCTGTCATTAGAGCAACTATAATATAAGATATTTTGGGAAAACTCGCCGTAAATATCTTTTAAGCACCTGCCGCAAAAAACGGCGGGTGCTTTTTAACGCCCATTTTTCAGGAGGTGAGGACAAATTGGCAAGCAGAATCAAGGGCATCACGGTCGAGATCGGCGGCGATACTACCGGTCTGGAAAAGGCGTTAAAGAGCGTCAATTCCACCATTAAAAGCACACAGTCGGAACTGAAAGATGTCAACAAGCTGCTGAAGCTGGACCCATCCAACACCGAACTGCTGACCCAGAAACAGAAGCTCCTGAAAGACGCGATCGGTTCTACCAAGGAAAAGCTGGACACCTTAAAAACCGCCCAGGAGCAGGCAAAGGCGCAGCTGGAAAGCGGCGATCTGGGGCAAGACAAATATGATGCCCTGCAGCGGGAGATCATCGAGACCGAGCAGGAATTAAAGCGGCTCCAGGAGCAGGCTGTGGAGTCCAACGCTGCCCTTGCCAAAATCGAA